TGTTGGCACATTCCAAGGCGCTATCGAATCTGCATGCTGGTTCTGGGATGCAAACGATCTAAATGATATTGCTGATACAGACGATGTTACACGAATGACACGTAAGATTAATGGCGGTAAGATTGGTTTAGCTGACCGACAATCACGATATGTTAAATGTATGGCAGTGCTCGGTGAAGAAATCAATCTAGGAGCTGGTAACGATGACGATGATGAAGTAGATATCGAGGATATCGGTGTACTACGTCGTGGATCGCGTGGCCGCGGAGTAAAGATGATGCAAGAAGCATTAAAGATTTCTCCAGCTGATGGAATCTTCGGTCGTGGCACTGAAAAGATTTTAAAGCGTTGGCAAGAGAAACGTGGCCTACAACCTGATGGTGTTGCAGGACCAAATACTCTTGATAAACTACTTGATTAATAAAAGCCGGGGTTTTTCCCCGGCTTTCTTCTTACCACTTCTCTTCTTTTTTAACAGAAGCTGAAGCATCTTTTGATTTTACATAAGCTTCCTTACCAAAGAACGCAGCAACTAATGCAGCGACAGAGACAAAGTATGTAGGAGCGATATCACTTAAAGCATCAACCGCTGATTGTAAATCTGCAATTGCAGATACTATCATTGCAATTGGATATAATAGCATTCCGCTCAATGCAAACCAGGCCATATGGCGTTGTGCATCTTCTTTTTTATCTTCATTTTCTAATCTAATTAATTTTTGATCCATTTCAAACTCCGCATCAGTGACAACACCGTCACCATTCAAATCATATTTTTCATATTTACTTTCTTCTTGTAATTTTTTATTTGCCATCGGCATCTTCCTTTTTTGTAAACACGTACGATATTAATTTACGTTTATATTCTGGGTTAAGTACTCCTTCTTCATACATTAAAACTGGACTTCGATACTCAGGCTTTCTAATCTTATACCTTGATTCTTTATGCCTAAATATTTCAGGTTTACTGTCTTTTGTCATTTTGTTGTAGCACGGAATATTCCGTCCCAATCTTCAGGTAGATCTTGTGTAAGCATATATTCACAGCGTTCAATCCACATATCATAGTATCCATCCATCTTACCATCAAAGTGTCCCTTTAGCATTACACATAATGTTATTGCTTTTCTAAAGCTCTGTTCTTTATATTGTTTCATCATGTCATCATGATAACGTTTACTAATATTGTATTTAGGCTTAACGTCATCTAGTGCAGTATAAATTCCTATTCCTACACTCTTACCTTTTACTGCAAGATCGTCTAATTTTAAATAAAAGAAGTCGTCATAGGTTAACGCGTATGTTGCTTCACCGATGAGGAGGACCATCCCGTATTCTTTACATTTTGATTCAATCCTTGCTGCTGTAGATACTGCGTCGCCAAGAATGTCATACGAATGTCTCCTTGTGCTACCCATTTCCCCAAGGTAGCCCAAGCCAGTATTAATGCCAGCGCCCATACCCACTGGAGGGCGGTTATCTCGTTGTAATGTCTCATTAAATTTCTCCACTGCTTTAAGCATTTTAAAAGCCGTTTGTACGGCAGTCTTTGGATGATTAGGATCATTAATTGGTGCATTGTGTATATGCATTGATGCATCACCAATATATTTAATAACCATACCATCTGAATCTAATATAGGCTGAGTAATAGCATCCATATATCCATTCATAATTTTTGTTAGACCCTTTACATCATCACCGAATGATTCACCAAGAGGAGTAAATCCACGTAGGTCAGAAAAGCAAATAGAAACTTCTTTCTTCATACCATCTTTGATTAATGCAGGATCTTCTTGTAATAGTCTGACAACTGTAGGAGAAGCATAACCAGCAAACTGTTTCTTGATCGCTTGTTTCTCAAGGAACTCACGAACGAACTTTATGCCATATACTTGCAATCCTATAAGAACAAAGGTTACCAAAAGAGCGCTGGCGTCTAGGAGAATTTTCTCAGCTATATAAACATACACTGAAAGCGGCACCAGCGCTATTGTGAGCACTGAAGTCGTTAATATGCCTAATATCATCCATCTACTTAACAGAATGATCAATAAACCGCCGCTGAAAAGCGCAAAAAGCTCGATTTGAGCGGCCCAGTCAGGCCTTTTGATGTTTGTTCCAGCGAACATTGTACCTAAAACTGCGGCCTGGGTTTGACCTGAAAACACTGAACCTGTGGCTGTAGGAATTGGGTTAGAAATGCCGGCTGCAGTAACATCTACTATGACAACCGCTCCACCAAAGTCATTTGGTAGATTTGCAACAGATACACTCTTAGATTTCTGTGACCAATCAATCCATACACGACCTTCGTTATCGGTTGGTATAATACCGAACTGTGGGATCCTCATCTTCTCTACACCATTCGGTTGCAGCTTAATTTGAAAGCTTGGATCTCCGGCAATTACTCTTAATGTTTCTAATGCTAATGAAGGATATAAAACTCCGTCTACAACTGCAACAGTTTGCATACGTCGTACAACACCATCAATTTCAGGTTCTGTACTTACGATACCAGATCCAACTGCATTGAATTCAACATCTGGGATATTAGCAATGATACCTTCATATGGTAATATAGATCCTAAATATTCTGGATTAATAATGGCAGCACCAGGATTAACAGCTTCGTTAACACTCTTATCTGATGGCCTAGTCGCAACAACGACAGGATAGTCGTATAATGTATTGCCTAAATCAGTATCACCACCAAAGCGATCTGGTTCTGGCATCATGATATTCCATACAACTAAACCAGCGCCACGGTCATATATGTCTTTGATAATATCTGCATATATGTTTCTTGGAAAGGGATATTGGCCGTACTTCTCTAATGCAGCTTCATCTATCTCTGCAACATAAATATTATTCTCTACAGGTTCTTGATTTGTAATCAGTGTATCAAAATAATTAAGTTTAACACTTTGAATAAAATTAGATGGTACAGCAAACATATATGTTAATATTGCCAGTGTAAGTAATGCCCACCAGGGACTTAATAATCTTTTCATTGTATCCTCAATATTGTGTTAGATTTACTGCGCAACCATTTGAATTTGTACAATAGCTTGTGATGCTTGCCGAGTTTAATCCTGTATCTTGATAGCTTGATCCAAGCTGATGTATAGTTGCTGTAACCGGACCGCCTGCATTGGTTACGTCTATAGAAGCAGTATTATTCATTGACCTTTGCCATAGTGTTACACTGTTATCATCACCAGTTACTTCAATCTCAGAGAAAACTTCTCCATAACTGTCGCTATCAACCTTTACATAATTGTCATCACCTGTAATTAGAATGTTGGTTTCTTTAGTGCCGCCCCAATCTTGGTTGCTATAACTGTGACTTCCACTACTGTGGTTTGAAAAGAAGTTTTGTACTTTGTTGCGATCACCTATAATTCCAATGTTTGATTCATTGATATTGGTGTTACCTGTTCCAGTAGCGTGTGCTATAACAACTTTATTGTCATCGCCAAGTGTACCACTATTCACTACAGCATTGTCACTAGCGAATCCGTCTGCCCGATTGTGAGCATTGCCGTTTACATCTTTACAATTTGAATCACTGCCGTTTGTACAATACTGAAAGTAGTTGTCCTCACCATCTTGTATAACATTCAGAGTAAAATCATCACCAACTTGATTAACATAAATATCATTAGCCCAACAATTACTGCTGGTTAATATTGATATCATTGTTAGTGCTTTCGCCCAACCTATATCCATAATACTCCCAGTCTCCTTGTGTAATATCAAGGTTATAACCATGTCCCTGATTTAATTTAAGCGATGTAAAGTTTTTACCTTCTGCGTCAAGTCTTTCCCAGTGCCAACTTTGACCTACATTCTTTAGTGTGATCCCAGTATCTGGATCATATCCGTATATATTTCCTTCTTGCCTTAAAAGTATACTATTTTGCATTGCAAGTTCATCTTGAAATAATCTCATTAATGCTTCATTTAATTGGTCAAGCATATCATATAATAAGTTTTGTAATAGCTGACCTGTTTGATCTAATGCTGTTACCCATATACTTTCAATAGAATCTACTAATAAGTCGCCAGATAAACCATCGTATTGTAAAAAATCTAAACCAAGAAAGTCGGCTCTTTTACGTTTTTCGTCAGCAATCTTTATTGCCTCTTCATAATATGGATTCTTTTTTCGTAGAATCAATAATTGATTAATCATAGCTTCATCTATATCAAGAAGTAAAGGCTTTGTTGGAGGAGACATACTATTAGAAGTTATTGTCGCCTGAAATGCTTGGTTTAGTATAACCATTCCTGCATCAGTCTCAACTGATATCTCCCCAACAAAACACATACCATCTGTATCACAACTTGGTAATAGTGTAATCATACTACCACCTACCTCATCAATCACCATTGCAAAATCAGTTCCGCGTACAGATATAGTTGCAGATGGAGTTCTAATTCTTACTCTCTGTCTGCTATTCTTTGCTATCTGCCCACTTGCATAACGAATGGTTCCTAGGCTAGCTTTTAATCCTAAAGCGCCTTTACCAGTATTTGGATCATAAACAAAATCGTCAATAATCAATCTTGAGTGTGCTGTAATATCAACACGAGTATCATCAATAAAATCGATTCTCATATTTGCATTAGCAGTTACAGCGGTATCATCCATTTCAATACCAGTGCCTTGTGTTGCAGCAATTGCATCATTGCCACGCTCAATAGCAGCGCTACCGTTTATTGTAGAAATCTCGCCGATGTTTGCGTGCACCGGCGAGCTAAGAACAATAAAGAATAATAAAAATCTATACACTAGTCTGACTGAGTTATATCAATGTTATGGCCGTCGCCACTTGTGGTTAAATCAATTATGTTATCATAGACACCACTCTGATCAAAATCTACTATATGGCCTTTGCCAGTAGCATTAAAGTTAATCGTATGTCCATTAACATCACCATTTCCTGCAACATCAATATCTAGTACACTATCAGCAGTTGACAGACTTGAGCTGCCATCTATAACAACTGTTATAACAGCACTTGTACCATTAACATCTGTTGTAATAATATTATCGTCATCGGTCACAGTAAAGTTAATTGTTGCACTATCAGCATCTGCAGTTTCACCAATATTAATCGTATAGTCTTGATCATCGCCTGTAGCAGCAATGTTTAAAGTTACGGTATCACAGTTACCTGCAGCCGAACTAGAACACAATAAGTCGACTTCGTTATTATTACCAGTAAATGTCCAAGTACCAGTATATGTGGCACCTAGTATTTTAGCAGTAATTGTATTTAGGTTACCGGTTTGCGTGATGTTAAATGTCATATCATCAGCATCATTTCCCGAAGAGCCAAGAACTACATCCTGAGTTCCTGTACCAATTTTGTTATTTTGTCCGTCTTGCACAATATCTAAGTCAAGTGTATCACCGACTTGTGAAATGTATATGTCATTAGACAAGACCGTTGTTGGTATAAGTATTGCTATACCTATCATAACAAAGTGTTTTATAAGATTTTTCATCTTTAGTACCCTTTATTGCTGGAAGCCGTTATTATTTTTGGGCCTTTTTCCAGAATTTCTTTATTTCTCCTTCATTAATCAACTCGATTACGCCAGCTTCAATTGCTGATCTTACCGCATAATTTACTGGTTCATTCACACTATAACCAGTTTCAGCTTCTACTAATTTTGTTCCCATATCAAAAAACTTGAATACATCCACACCACTTCTATGACTTGCAATGGTTTTTTCTGTGGCAACACTTAGTAACACCTTACCAGTACTGACACTTACTATCCGCATAACAACAGTCACAGTATCTACTCTGTATTCTTCTTGAACACCAACTCCTAAATACCGGGCGCCTGTACCACCCATAGCGGTATTAGAATCATATCCAACAATTCCACCTTCTAATATAAGCCCGGCAAAAACCATAGGCTTAAGAGGAGTAGGTCCCTCTTTTAAATGCTTCTCGTATACTTCACGAGTATTTCGAACGAGTTGCCTTTCTTTAACAAGATTATCAAGTCCGATTCTTTCAACTACTTCAAACCATGTTCCATTGCCTACATCCTGTAATGCTTTAATCACCCATACTTCACCACCTTGAGTAACAGCACTACTTAAATTAGAAGCTCCATCACTTGGCTTTCTTTGGCCGGTTTTATCAGTGAAGTTATAGACAGCAATAGTCATTTTTTTGCCATCTAATTCTGGAGTATCTTCTATTGAAGTAGGTGATACCTGCAATACTGGAGGATTATTAATCGGTACTACTTCTGGTGGAACACTAGTACATCCTGCAGCGATTAGCGGCAATGCCAATATAAAATTCTTCAAAACGTAAAGTCTCCTGCACCAGGTATTGTAATTACAGTAGTTCCATCATCATTTGAAATTGTTAGAGTAATTTCTCCTGTAACAGGATCTTTTGCCCAATCAATTGTACTTCCTTCAATTTCTGCTGTACCACTATTTGAACAATTATCAGTACAATCGGCAAACATAGAGTCCACCATTTGTTTACTTAAAGTGGCATATATTCTTGATTCCAGGTTTTTTACAAATTTATTTAATGTTGAATTTTCTAGTTCACGTTCTAAGCGCCGTTCTTCTGCTTCAGCCTTATCTCTAATTTCTGATTGTCTATTGAATAGTAGCTGTTCGGTGCTTAATACATGACTAGAATATCCATTACCATTAAAAGCAGGACTTTTAAATCCCCAACCTAACTCGGCATTACTCTGAGTCGGTATCAGAATCGCTATCGATATCAGTAATATCTTTTTCATTTTTTAATTCCTGTTCTCGTAGTATCATATCTAATTTTGTTTTCAATCTAATTAAATCATTATCAAGCATACGTATCCTATCAATAAGATGAATAAGAGTTGTATGTGATTCACCTACAATTGGATCTACCTCTTCGGTCACCCAAGTCCAGATGTAGTATATGAAATAGCCGAGGCCGAAAGCCGCTATAATTGGAAATCCATACTGGTTAACTGCTGCGACTATTTCATCCACTATTATTTTTCCCTTACCGTGCCAGACAAGTCAGATACTTTTACCATCCAACCATTTTCATCGACACGAAATAAATCACCAGGCTTGTATAGCCAGTGATCGTTTAATGTTCCGTCCTTTTTTATGCCCATCACTTCACCAGCCCAATCACCGTTAACTTTAAAGTTTTTACCGGCTTGTTCTATAACATAATCCATCCAAATCATTGTGGGCCCTCCTTAATTAATTCGAAGTAACCGTTAGGCCCAACTCTGTATTCATTTCCAATATTAAGCTCCACATCGTCAACGACAAAAAATTTATCGTCAGGATCTTGTTCTGCTAAAATTCTAAAACCTTTGTCTTCAAACTTTAGCAACATAAGCTCTTTCCAAAGCATCTAATCTTTCCTTGCATCTTTCTGACCATCGGCCCTTGCTATTCTGTCGAGGTCAGGTTTCAATTGAAATGCAGCAGACATCATTACGTCAATTCTAATCAATTCATTATTCATAGTCTTAACTCGATTATCTAATGCAATTACGAATGAGCGCTGAGTTTTTATTGACTCGAGAACGCCCGCTAATATAAACCTTAATGTCAGGAAAACAAAAAAACCGCCAGCTATGGCAGATGCAATCGGAAAGCCAACATCTGTTACTAACTTTAAATAGTCCATTTGCCCTCCCTTATCAATGTCATACTAACTATTTATAATAAATGGCACTTTAGATATGTACAAAAGTTGTAAACTGTGGTATAATTAAAGAGTACCGCTGAGGGAGAGGAGTATAGTGTGATATTAATGTTACACTTTAGCCTTTATTTGAATAAAAATGAAAAAAAGTGAAATTAACTGTGTACAAACATATTCCGGTGTGGTATAAAGGTATCAAGAGATAAACAAAGTCTGAGGAGACACATTATGGAAAAGAACGTATTTAACTCAATGATGAAATTTTCAACTACTAAGTTTGATGGCTTCTATAAAGCTACTAACTCAGTTCTTCCTTGTTATTTAGAGGAAGTTGCAACTATCGGTTGGGTTGCTTCTTACGAAGATCCTAAAGATTTAACAATCTGTGATGAAGAGTCATTTGATACTCCTAAAGCAGCGATCGCTTGGTTGGAAACTAAAGTTCCTTTCTCAATGAACTTAAAAGAAGAATGGAAGGCAGTATAATGTATACTTTAACAAATCTAAACACTGGCGTAAATTATAAATCGGATGTTGTCAAAGCATTCCAAGATGCAATCGTAAGTGAAGAAAATCTTCGCGAAGGTTATGGTTCAACAAACTTCTGGAACTTTGTTTCAGCTGATATGCATCTTGAATTAAGTACTTGGTATGCTGCTTCGTATATCGATGAGGCTTTTGAATATATGGCGGATCTTGAAGAAGAAGATCGTGCCGCTGAAATAAATGCATTAAAATGCGCATAAATACAAATTAACTGTGTACATTGCCTTTTTAATGTGGTATAATAGTAATATAATGATTGAGGAGAGACTATCATGCGTTTAAATATTAGAAATATTACCGAGACTCTTGGTTGTGATGAAGCTTTTGCTTTAAAAGTTGAATACCAAATGGAAGTTAATGGAGTTGATTTTTCAGAGTCTACTTCAGCTGAACTAAAACGTGAAATCAAGTATGCTCTTGAAGATATTGGAGAAACTGTATGAAAACCTCTAGCACAAATGAAGCTATAATCAAAAAGATTCATAAAGCTTTACAGTCTGAAGGTTTAGAGTATATGGTTACTCGTGTTGAAGGTACTATTGCTCATATTAATGTGTATGTTGGAAATGATGGATTAGGAGATGATAATGTTAAATAAATATCAAGTCGAAATTAAATTATTAAATGATGTAGAATACAAGGCAGATTTTGCTACTGAAGCCGAAGCTATGGCTTGGGTTAAAGGTTCTAACGTCAACAATTTGTTATCAGAATGGAAAATGTCGGCTGTGACATTTTTATCACAGTCAGAAAAAAAAGTGCAAGTTTGCTAAAATAGTTGTGTACTTCTAAGATTACCTGTGCTATAATACCTATAACGTTAACAAATGAGAGAGAATAATATTATGATGACTAATGCACAAAAAGCAGATCGCCTTGCACTTATCCGTGAAATCGCTGAAAAACGTAAAGCTCGTTTAGAATTCAAACAAACTTTGCAAAGCAAAAATTCTGCTGTTCGTAATTCAACTGCTCGTAAGACTCGTAAGACAGAAGTAGTTCAAACTGCTGATGCATTCTTCAAGTCTATCGATCGCATGGACGAAAACTATAATCAATGGACTGACGCATCTAAGTATGCTGATCAGTATTACGGTGACACAATGCGTGCCACTACAAAATTCGATAACGATTGGGACTAGTCTCGGTTGTTTCGAAAAACCTATCAAGCGATGTACAAGTTATGATGGGTGGGTATACTAGCCGGTACCGAATGGAAACCCGGACGTTTGCTACTAACGAGATTGTAGATAAGGGGAGAGGTTCTGCAGTAAGCCTCTCCCACGAAAACTATATTAACCTGCGTCTTGCAAATGAGGGAACCGGACCTAAACTTTGCCAGACGATATCGTCGAAGAACCGAGGCGCAGATTAATATAGTTTTATTAGGGTGTAGTATAATGGTAGTACAACGGATTCCAAACCCGTTGGCGTGGGTTCGATTCCTACCACCCTTGCCAGGATAATAAAAAGGTGATGTTATGAGAACTGTACACTATGTAGGATTTAGGGGTGACGAATATGTTCGTGCTCGTAAAATCTTTGGTGGTCCAGTTTACATCCACCGAGATTATGATGATCGAGTATTCTCTGAGGTTGGCGATAGCGATGTGGTTGTTTTTGGACCAAAGTATCATTATTGTCCATATGTCTGGGATGCTTCTGCTGTTGATAGGAGATACACTGAATGAGTATGCATATGATACAGGGCGTTCAAGTCCATGGTAAATCTAAAAAGAAAAAATCACCGGGCTGGAAAAAAGCCCAAGCAGAACACGAAGCTTTTCTTCGTAAAATGGGAATAGATCCGAATGGATCAAAGAAAAAGGAGAAAGTTACACTTGAAAAAGCCAAACCGATTGAGCGCGACACAACGAGCTATAACACAATCCCGACGTCGGACGTCATCTGTGGCCACGCGCCTAAACGACAGTCTAGCCAATATACGGGAGACTACATCGTCGGTATCGCAACAATGCACAAATCAAACCTTGTTCCGGTCGGCCGGGGCGACGATCCAAAAGAATATGCTAAAATGAGGAGAGGCTAACAATGCCCTTAGAAGTTGACATTTATAATACTTTAGACGGCGAAGGCATTCAAACTGATGTTTTTGTTGAAGGACGAGATGATCCAATTGAAACTATAAAGTCAGATTGGCATAGCGTGGTTAGCAATGAGTTTGAAGCTTATTGTATTCCAAACACCAATTCACTTGTTAGTTCTGGATATACTGATACTGGTATTACCGATATGTGGAATTTAGTTTCTGCAATGCGTGATGCTGCTGATCGTTTAGAAAATATGGTCCTAGAGTGTAATGTTTTTATTCGAGATGATTGGGTAGAAGCCGGACAACCTGAAGATAAAAAGCCCTTTACTATATCTTATAGTGAATATATTAATGCACAATATGAAAAAGGAGAATTGTGAATGACTAGAGACGATATCTTAAAACAACTTCGTGAAGGAGTTATTACTGTTATCTTTACAAAAGTAAACGGTGATGAACGTGAAATGGATTGCACCTTGAACATGGATATTATTCCAACTTCAGCACATCCTAAAAGCGATGGTAATGTTCGTGAAGGTGTTGATACAACTATCAATGCAATCAAATGTTATGATGTTAACGCTCAAGGGTGGAGGTCATTCCTATTTGATAAAGTAAAAAAAGTTGTTTAAAACGCAAATTAACTGTGTACATTACCTTTAAACTGTGTTAGAATAACTTATAAATGAGGAGATGACATTATGGCTATGCGTAAGAAAAAAACAGTAGTAGTAAAAAGACGGCCGAAGACCGGTGTTGCCGCAGCACCTATCGACAAAGGCTTTATGTACTGCAAAGACTATTTTCATATTGATCTCGATCGTAAAGATGGAGTCAAGCTAATGAAAGAGTATGTTAAAAAGAACTGCTCTAATTTAGACGCTAAGGCTATATTGGCATGTCCTGATTATGTGTTCACCGTTAGGACACATATCGCTGCCTGTATGCATTGGATTAATTCCGGCCTTGATTTTGAAAAGCGTAAGTTTATACAAAATCAATATCAAGATGATGGCAGCGTAAAGAAAGTTGAAGTAGAGTCGTTTTATGATGGTCATGACGCTGTCAGACGCTTCTTAGATTTCGCTATTGATGCAGGTAAAAAAATACTTGCAGAGAAATCTGAGATTGCAGAAGAAAAGTCGAATGTAGTTGTGTTGACTCCACTTCAGCGATATCAAGAGAAGCTTAATAATACTATTATGTCGGATCTTGATGACCTGGAAGACTCATGGATCGGTGGAGAAGAAGCTGATTTCGATTTATATAATCGTTTTCGCTACCATGGTCTAACAGGTAAAGCGGCTGAACCCGTTCGCAAAGTACTTGAGGGATGGCTTCTTGACTATAACGATGCTTATCACAAGCGCTGTGACCAGGCCGTGGAAGGCTATTCACATGTCAAGCGTTCTGTTATGAGACGGCGTATTAAACACGTCGAATTGATGCTTGCCGATTGTGATAAACTGAAAGCTGCAAGTGCTGCCACACGTAAGGTTCGTAAACCTCGTGTGAAGTCGGCAGATAAGCAAGTCGTTAATATGAAGTACAAGAAGGAAGATAAAGACTACAAGATAGTTTCTATCAATCCAATCTCAATAGTTGGTTCATATAGACTATATGTCTTTAATGCCAAGACACGAGAAATTACCGAATACGTGTCAGGAAAAGTGGACGGGTTCTCAGTTAAAGGGACAACTCTTCAAGGGTTTGACCCAGATAATTCTCGGAAGATCAGGTTACGTAAACCTGAAGACTTCATTAAAGTTGCTCAGTCAAAAACTCCTAGGCAGATTAATACTGCATGGAGTAAGTTGACTACAAAAGAATCAAAACCAAACGGTCGCATTAACACCGACTGTATTCTACTAAGGATATTAGACAAATGATAAAGTATTTTGCTGTTGCTATCTCTCTCCTCATTTCATCTCAAGCACATGCAGAAAAAACACGAATCTCATTTGAGTCTGTAGATATGCACTGTTTGGTTTTGAACTCGTATTTTGAGTCACGCAATCAATCACCGAATGGTAGTATTGCTGTAACTCATACAGTTCTTAATCGTGTTAAAGATAAAAGATATCCTAATAACACTTGCGATGTAGTTAAACAAAGCGTAAAAAATAAAGACGGATCTATCCGAAGAAACAAATGTCAATTCAGTTGGTACTGTGACGGACTGTCAGATAAGCCTCGTGAACCAGATGCCTGGTTAGATGCATTACACAGAACAGTAATCGCAGTCGACTTATACAATAAAGGATTCGATATAACTCACGGTAGTACTCATTACCACTCTAAAAACATTAAACCATATTGGAGCAAATCTCTTGATTACATTACAACCATCGACGATCATCACTTCTACAAATGGGGAAAATAGTACACCCATTATAACAAAGAAACGTTTTTCGACAATGGTTGAAGAGAAAGTAAAAAAGCTTTCAGTACCTTATATTGATGCAGTACTTATTGTATGTGAAGAACGTGAATTGCCACCCGAAGATATTAAGCGACTTCTAAGTCCAATCATTATAAGTAAGATTGAAGCTGAAGCACTTGAAATGAACGCAATAAAAGGCGGAGGAGCCAGACTTCCCATATGAGTTTGCACTATGACAAATTTGATTTAATAGAGATGCT